GTTTCATTGAGACGCCGCGCGCTCCGCTGTTCGAGAACGCCTCGAACGGCTCGGGCACCTCGGGCACGATTGACTCGTACGCGACGTTGATCATGGGCCGTCAGGCTCTGGCCAAGGCGCACTCGATGGTCGATGGCAATGGACCGTTCCCGCGCGTCGTGCGTGGCCCGGTTGTCGACGTGCTGAGCCGCTTCCAGCCGGTTGGTTGGTACTGGCTCGGTGGCTACGCCCGCTTCCGCGAGGCGTCGCTCCGTCGTATCGAGAGCGCGTCGAGCATCGGCGCAAACTGACGTCAGTCAGTAAGTAGTGGTGGGGGCGGGTCGCTTTCCCCTCGGCCCGCTCCCACTTACTTTTTCACTCATTGTGGTAAGGTGACATCATGTCGATTTCCAACTACGCAGAGAACAAGTTGCTGGAGACTCTGGCCAACACTTCGTTCTCGGTTGCCAACACGTACATCAAGTTGCACACCGGTGACCCGGGCGAGGCTGGCACCTCCAACGCTGCGACGGAGACGACTCGCAAGGTTGTCACGTGGAGCGCAGCATCCAGCGGGAGCATGGCAACTGCCGCGCTTGCCGAGTGGACCAACGTCGCTGCGACCGAGACCTACTCTCACTGGTCGCTGTGGGACAATCTCACTACGGGCAACTGCCTCTGGACTGGCGCACTCTCTTCGTCTGCCGCAGTCACGGCTGGAGACACGTTCCAGATCACGACGCTGACGCTCAGCCTCGATTGAGGTGAGGTAGCCGGATGGCTACTGGCGTCACAGACTTCACGTTCGCACTTGCGGATACCCCTGGGTTCCGTGAGTTTGCCGAAGTTCCGAACTACTCGGAACGCAAGGTCATCTTCTTTGCGTCCCCCTATGCGAACACTCAGGCTTTCTTCAAGGGCGCAGTTGTTCGCGCAGCCGTTGGCTCTGGCACTGGCACAGAGTCCACCACGCGTCTGGTCATCTCGATCAGGACTGCAACTGGATCTGGCACCGGAACTGAATCTGCTACGGCTATTGAGATCCTGCCGCGTTCAGCCACTGGCAGTGGTCAGGGAACCGCTGGTGGTGGTGCCACCGGATTGCACATCGCGCCGCGCACCGCAACCGGCAGCGGTGTAGGCACCGACACCAACGTCGTCAAGTACGGAGCAATCCGCAACGCAGACGGATCTGGCCTCGGCACTGCAGTTGCCATTGGCTTGATGAATACCAAGCGCACGGCTACCGGTTCTGGCGCTGGTACACAGACTGGCACCGGTGTGCGTGTTGTTCCGCGCAGCGCAACTGGATCTGGCACAGGAACCCAGACGGCCACGCAGAAGAAACTGCTGTTGTTCCTCACACCAACGGACAACGTGGTCCGCTACACCGAAGGCATCACTGACGGCATTGCGTTCTCGTTGTTCAAGTTCTACGAGCCGATGGCCCGAGGCAGAAACGTCTACAAGTTCTCAGACGGCTCGTTCACCGAGAACGATCCACGTGACCTGTCTGACGTCGTTGCAATATACTATGGCGGCACGAAGAACTTCGTTAGCGAGGCAGAGAAGGCAGACCTCGTGGCAGCGGGGTACACAGTCACCTAAGGGGAACATGAAACATAGGGAGACCCATCCGAACCTGGATGTGGAGGGCTGCTTCGCCTGCCGCATCTCGCACGTCCGCATGTCTGGCGTAGCCATGCCTACGCGCCACAATGTGCAGGAACTCAACCTGAAAGAAAAGCGCTTGGACAAGGACCTCGATGCCTACAAGCGCATCCGCGACACCGGCGGGCAGCCACACATGATCGACGGCTCCGCTCGCCTGGAGAAGACCGTTGACTAACTACCAGTGGTGGAACGGATTCCCTGACGCGCGCTACGGCTACGGCGCGATGTACGCCGGGTTCATGAACGCCGTCCCATCAACCATCAAGATGCACGAACGCGCAAGCGTGCGCGTTGAGATGCAGGTGCCGTTTGCCGTCAAGGGCTACCTGGAGGGCCAGCACAAAGCCCTGTTCACCATGTGGGAAACTGACGTACTGCCTGACCGCTTTGAGCGCTGGGTTCCGCACTACGACCAGATCATCGTGCCGTGCCAGCACAACGTAGAACTTTTTTCCCGATACCACGACAACGTGTCGATGGTCCCGTTGGGCGTGGATCAAAAGATCTGGTACCCAGTGGATCGAGAGCCGAACAAGCGGTTCCGCTTCCACGCGGGCGGATCGCTATGGCGACGCAAGGGCATGGACCTGGTGATCCAGGCATTCGTCAAGTCTGGCGTTGATGCCGATCTGTACCTGAAGGTTCCGCCGCAAGCCAAGGACACTCCGGAGAATATTCGCCTCCCCGCCAACGTGCATCTTGAGCGACGGTTCCTCCCATTCCATGAGGTGTTCGAGTGGTACGGGTTGGCCGATTGCTTCATCGCCCCATCACGCGGCGAGGGCTTTGGGTTGATGCCGCTGCAGGCCATGGCCATGGGTGTCCCGACCATCATTACGGCTACGTCAGGCCAGGCCGAGTATGCCCACATTGCCACCACGGTCGTACCGCATGTATCCAAGCGGTCCGACTTCGTAGGCAACTGGGACGAGGCAGACATGGACAGCCTGGTGCAGGCCATCCGCGACCACTACGCCAACAGAGACAAGTACGAGTTGCAGGCCCTGGCCAACGTTCCCAAAGTCAAGGACTTCTCTTGGGCTAAGGCTGCCAAGAAACTGGTGGCCGTACTCCCGCAGGGAAAGGTGCTGGACGGGGCTGCCAAGTTCAAGCCGTTTGCCTGCATGATGCGGATTGTGACCAACAGGAACATCGAGTCCAGCATCAACATGGTTACCCATAAGTTCCAAAAGGGCGTTGAGTACGTAGTGAAAGAGGGCGTCTTTGAGGTACTCTCTAACGCGGGGTACATCGACTCATACAGGGTGGAGCCGCTATGAAAAAGGGTTCAAAGAAGCAGCCGCAAAAAAAGCGCGATCCTCGCCCGGCTACTCGGGGCAAGAAAAAGGACGCCAGCAACACCAAGTACTTTGGCGGCCAAAACAATATGCCTGGTGTTACTTGGTGGGAGGGCGTTTGATGGCAGCCAAGAAGAAGTTCTGGGACAAGAAGAACCCAAGCAAGAAGTCCAAGTCACTAACCCCCAGCCAGAAGAAGGCGGCGAAAGAACGGGCGGCCAAGGCTGGGCGCAAGTATCCAAACCTCGTAGACAACTCATGGGCGGCACAGCAATGACAATCGAATACAGGGGCGAAAAGTTCGCCGGTTACAACAAGCCAAAGCGCACGCCGAATGCGAGCAAGTCGCACGCGGTGCTTGCCAAGCAGGGCGACAAGGTGAAGTTGATCCGTTTCGGGCAGCAGGGCGTGTCTGGATCTCCGAAGAAAAAAGGCGAGTCGGACTCATACCGCAAGCGCCGCGAATCCTTCAAGGCCCGTCACGCAAAGAACATCGCCAAGGGCAAGATGTCTGCTGCGTACTGGGCTGATAAGGTAAAGTGGTAATCCGAGACAAGGAGCAGACATGCCAAAGGTAGGAAAGAAAGAGTTCCCGTACACCGCGAAGGGCATGGCGATGGCCAAGGCCGAAGCCAAGAAGACGGGCAAGTCCATGAAGTCCGGCAAGGGAAAGAAGAAAAAGTAATGGCCAAGATGAGCAAGAAGAACAAGAAGCACGAAATGGCCGAAGGCCCCAAAGAGCGCATGATGGAATACGGCTCCAAGAAGGGCGGCATGAAGAAGAAGGGCAAGAAGAAGAAGTGAAGAAGTCCAAGTCCAAGGGACGCAAGCCAGCCAAGGAAATGGCCGGGCCTCCCAAGGGCACGAAGAAATCACGAAAGGCAAACAAGGCCGCTCGTGCACAGGCTGGAAGTTTCCCTGGGTACGGCGGTTACACCTACTAAATGACCACCGCAGCGACGATCCTCACTAGGGCGTCGCGCCAAATGTTGTCGGGGACCGTTGAAGAGCGGAACAAGTTGGCGTCGACCATCAACAGTAGTGCCACGTCTGTGGTTACTACTTACGATATTGGCGGCCTTCGTGCTGGCTCAGTATGCGAGATCGACTCTGAACTTCTCTACATTTGGGACGCCAACCCGACGACGAAGACTCTCACGGTGGATCGGGGTTACGCGGGCACGACTGCGGCATCCCACACGGGCGGGGCGGTAATCATCTCCAGCCCACGCTTCCCGCGTGCGCAAATGCTGGACATGCTCAACTCCGAACTGGATGATCTGTCCTCGGCAATGAACAACCTGTACCGAGTGGTCACTGCTGATCTTGACTACAACGGAAACGACAGGCAGATCGATATCACTGGCTCGACCAGCGTTCTGGAACTTATCGATGTGCGTCTGCGCTATCTGGCCGACGAGTACCCGATCATCCGGGACGTGCGCCTACAGACTGGCCTGCCCACCGCCGACTTTCCTTCGGGCAACGCAATCGTCCTGGACGAGAACGTAATGGCTGGCAGCCTACGCGTTCGCTACAAGTCCGGCTTTACCCGCGCATCCTCGGAGGCGTCGGACCTGACGACCGACTGCAAACTTCCGTCGACTTGCGACGACATCGTGGAACTCGGGCTAATCATTCGCATGATGAGCGCCCGTGAGATCAAGCGCAACTTCATCGAATCACAGGGGGATACCCGTCGCTCAGACGAAGTTCCTCCTGGATCAACGCGGGACTCGTTCACCAATCTGGTGCGCTTGCGACGGGACCGCATCATGGCAGAGTCAGCGCGCCTGAAAGTGCAGTATCCGA